TTTTCCTCTTCAAACAATTGCCATGTTTTAAACCGAACGATCTCTTCACCGTTTTTTATTAATAAAACCGCATTTCTATTTCTAAAGTAATTGTCGGTAATACTATGAAACTGTGGCAATATCGTTTTCTTATAACACATATGAGTGACTGTAACCATTTCACACATTTTCCAACTGATATCAAAAGATATATTTTTACAGAATGTATTACATGATTTGACAGTTGATTTATGTAAAAGCAATTTATCATGAGTCTCTTCAAAAGCAAATATCAAGAATATTCCGCAAAATATAACCAGATCATATAATAAATACAACAAAATCCCTATTATATTTAGTGTGTCAAATATTATGCTCATCATCTATAATCATTTAAAAACTTATATTTTTAAATGATTTCTATATAGTTTATTTTTCCTCTACGCTAAATGAGTATCTTCATGTGGATTTCTCTGTACCAATAATTCATCAGGATAATCGGATGGATATTTTACATTGTAGTTGGTTTCTTGACTAGATGGAGATAATCCAAATACAAAAAGCAGAACGGCGGTTATATAAGTCATTAATATAAAAGGAATGAATACAATTATCCACGAAATAACACCCAGTCCTCTTTTACACATTATGTTCAACAGCATTGTGAATACAAACATGACAATTGTTTTAAAAAATGCAGTATTATAATGTCCTTTGAATGTATCTATTATTATTTGCGTTAATGAAAACCCTAAATATAATATTGCAGGCGGACATAGATTATCAATCATTTATATTATAACAGCATAAAATTATTCGAAAAATGTCGCTTCTCCATCTTTAATTTTACCGACAATTTCTCCTACTTCACCATCATCGTCTTCGTATATATTTCCATTTTCCTCGTCGTCGCAGTAATATGTTTTGTCGTCGATTTCGATCTCAAACACCTCGCTAGTCTCTTCCTCATGGTCTTGGTCTGCCGTCGATGTTTCCATTGAATTGGTTGGAAATGTAGGCATTTCTTCTTCCTCTTTTTCTTCCTCTTCCTCTTCCTCTTCTTCCTCTTCTTCTTCTTCCTCTTCCTCTTCCTCCTCTTCCTCTTCTTCCTCTTCCTCTTCCTCCTCTTCATCTTCCTCTACTACCTCCTCTTCCTCTACTACCTCTTCCTCTACTACCTCTTCCTCCTCTACTACCTCCTCTTCCTCTACTACCTCTTCCTCTACTACCTCTTCCTCCTCTACTACCTCTTCTTCCTCTTCTTCCTCTTCTGACTGCTCCTCTTCTACCTCCTCTTCCTCTTCTTCCTCTTCTTCCTCTTCCTCTACTACCTCTTCTTCCTCTTCTTCCTCTTCTGACTGCTCCTCTTCTACTGGCTTCTCATCTTCATCTTCATCTTCATCTTCATCTTCATCTTCATCTTCATCTTCATCTTCATCTTCATCTTCATCTTCATCTTCATCTTCATCTTCTTCATCTTCTGAGTCAGTTTCATCAAATGGTATTTTTTCAATATCTAATGTATTTTTACAAATAGGCTTATCATTTATTTCTAACTTAACTCCATTATTGCTATATTCAAGTTCAGTAATTCTAACTTTTAACATTTTATTTTCGTTGATAATTCCTTGAATAAAGGGTAATTTAACAAGCGTCTCAACTACATCTTTATATACACTTATTTCTTCATTATATATTTTACTTATCGATTTCTCAAATGCGGCTTTAATAGACGTATGAAATTCATCAATATGCATATTTAAATTCTCAGGCTTGTTCTGAATATATTCCATTAAATATATAATAGTCATACGTTTAATATGGTTTAAAAAAGATTTAAGGGATATATATATACAATGAGTGAAGTAGGTAATGATATCACTACATCTATAAAGACCAGTATAAATGATACATCTAACAATAATACGCATATAGATGTCTCTAATAATCAACATTCAGCAATACAAGAACAGAAGGAAAGAATGATACAAATGAAAGAGGCTAGAACCGAACAACTGAAAAGAGAACTTGTACAAGTTGTATGTAGGCAAACAGAACTTACAACAGATGAGGCGAGAGAAATGTTGGAAAAAGAACAATATAATTACATGAAAGTATTGAATGATTATTTCAAAATTAAAGAAACCAAGAAAGAAATTTCAAGCTCGGTCAATCAACAGATATATGGTGAAATACGCAATCTGATGGATACTGGTGCTAAAAGTTATAGAATAGAACAAGAACGTTCTGAGTATATAAAAAAAATGAACGAACGTCGCATAGAAGCTCTAAAAATCGCAAATAATGCGAAGATTGAAAAAACAGAAACGGAAAAAATATAAATGTATAGAGCTATTATAATGAAACATAAATAATAATTATATGAATAATTGTTATTTATTTTATACTTGATTAGTCGTCAATGAATCATGTACAGAAGTTTTTTTGACATTTGCACTTTTCCGTTTTAATTTAAACGTAGAATTACTAGGAATAGTTCGCTGATTTAATATAAAATCAGAATTGTCTTCATATAATTCTGGAAAAACGTGAGTTAATGGTTTATCTACAACAATTAACAATTGGTCCGTTTTAAATAAATCTCTGTATTCTTTTATAGACAGAGTACCGTAAAATTTATCTAATATATAATGTGGATCAGGAGCTGGTTTGATATTCTTACTATAATTGTATATTTTGCCATATATGTGATTTAATAATTGATATCGTTCAAATTTAATAGAAGAATCAATCTTCTCATTCATTAAATGTGCAACCGAACATTCAGGACTACAAAAACATCCATATACTTGATATGAATCTTTAAATTCATTTTTTGGTATAAAAATAGGTGGATTGTCGAAATCATGCGTACACCAAAAACAAGCGGAACGTTTGTCATATATATTGTTGTTGTGTAAATTCACTTTTAACGTATTCAACTTTTCCCATATTTCATTCTTTGTAGAATTATCGGTTGTATCATGACACTTCGTGTCCTCGATTGAATTGTCAGCATTACCGGTATCATATGGTTTTTCAATATCATTTATAGAATAATTTGTACTGGTTATATTTGTAAACGAATCTACATCGGTATTATTATCATTCGTTTCATCTATCAAAAAATTATTCGTTTGTGAATTATTATCAAAATGAAAACTTTGAATATTCTCTACACTAGGATTATATGTATATTTATTCGGATAATTAGCAGTAACTTCATTATTGTTAATATCATTTAACGAACACTTTAAATGTAAAATAACATTTGCCTCATTATTTACTTTATCATCCAATATAACTGATTGTTGGATAATTTTACCACCCTTGGGTTTTCTTCCTCTTTTCTTGGGTGGAGGTTTGACGATTTCTTCAGCAACTGCTTCACCAACCTCAAGTACGACATTTGCTTTTTTTCTACCACGTTTTTTCTTTTCCACTACTATTGGTTCAACTGTATCAATTATTGCTGTGTTTTCTGTATCATTCGTCAATTGATTATCATCTAGTTGAACTGAAGAATTTGATATTTTCTTGGACTCTTTTTTTGTCTTTGAACTCATTTTATAGTTATTATCTATATTAATTTAAATGGTTTTTTAATATGTTTAACGAATGTTCTATTCGTTTTGTTTGGAATTGTAACACTGACGACATAATGGTTGATAAGCATCTTGACTACCAACAAGCACTTGTTTGTCTGACTCACATGTTCTATGACTAAAGATAGCTGGTTCTCTACATACGTTGCATGTAGAATGTAACTTCTCGACCGTGTCACATTGAGGAATTAAATCCAATACTTGTCCAAATTTGTTTCTTTGAAAATCGCCATCTAGTCCAAATACATAGACATGTTTGTTCATCTTATTTACCATATATAGTACTTTTTCAAATAAATCAGGAAAGAATTGTGCCTCGTCTATTAGAACTGAATCAACTGACTCAATATCCTCCTTCTTTTCACGAATAAAAGCATCAATCGAATCATATTTAAAACATGAAATATGTTTTTCGTCGTGTGTGCTTAATTTTTCGATCGAGTATCGGATTTCAGAAGAATGTGTCAATACCATCGTTTTTTTATCCTCGGATAACATGTCTTCGTAGGTTTCGATTAGTTTGGACGTTTTTCCAGCATACATTGGTCCAATACATACATGTAGTGAGCCTGGTAGCATACGTTGTTCTTCTTGTGAATTAGACTCTGTCATTTTGGATTCGTGATTACCCATTTTCTTATATTAATATTAATCAATTTTATTTAAATGGTAAGTGTTACATATACATAATGAATAGTTTTACTCCATGGGTAGAAAAATATAGACCAAACACGTTTGAAGACATTGTTTTGGACCCACTCAACAAAAAAATACTTGAGAATATTATCAAAATGGAACATTTTCCCAATTTATTGTTTTATGGACCTCCTGGAACAGGGAAGACAACTAGTATCATTAATTTAATCAAATCGTATCAGGATAAAGGTAATCGTAAAAATCTAATGATTCATTTGAATGCTTCAGATGAAAGAGGTATCGATATTATTCGTAATCAAATAAATAGCTTTGTAAATTCGAAAAGTCTATTCAATGATGGTATGAAATTTGTCATTTTAGACGAAGTAGATTACATGACAAAAAATGCGCAAATCGCATTGCGATATTTATTACAAGATTATAAATCCAATGTGCGATTTTGTCTAATTTGTAACTATATTAGTCGGATTGATGAAGCGCTTCAAAATGAATTTGTTCGACTTCGATTTAATCAATTACCTGAAAATGAAATTATACATTTTTTGAATATTATTAATGAAAAAGAAAAATTAAATTATAATACTGATACAATTCAGCTTATTCAAAAATTATTTAATTCCGATATTCGAAGTATGATTAATTATATGCAGTCAAATGAGCAAATTATTCACAATAAAAAGATTATTCAAACTGATTTATGGGACAATATAACCACGAATATGAAAGACAAATCTCTGAAATATAATATTGAATTCATTACAAATGTAAGCAACGAATACAATGTTGAAAAAAAAAATATAATCAAAAATTATCTGAATTATATTATTCGTTATAACAAAGAACTATTATCTTCCGAATTCTTACAATTTGTGGAAAATATTATGCACGTGACTGAACTAAATATAGATTATATGCTTCCTCTAACCATATTGAAAATGAAGACATTTCTCACCAATTAGGGTATCTATTGATTTTTCTTAATGTTTTTTACTAATGTTTTTCCTACTAATTTTATTATTTTTTTACTAAGTATGCTATTATTTATTAAAACGAAATGTATTTGACATTGATGTAGCTGTAAAAGGAGATGTAGGTCTAGATGATGGTGCTGAGGTAGGTGAATAATAATTACCCATACGTTTCACCAATTTGTTCATAAAATTATTAGGAGGGGACATGGTAGTAGGGTCAATTGATGTAGTATTCAAACTTAACTCTTTGTTTTCAAAAGAGGATGTCTTTTGAATCGGAATAGCAATGGTTTGTTCGTACATAGAATTTTCCATATTTTATTATACATAAAGAAAAGAATTGATTCTATTTAAGTTTAATTAAATATATTTAAACAAAGCAATATAGATAACTACAGTTATGGAAAGTATTGATGATGATTGGGAAAGCTTCTTACAAGATGGTTATGGAGATGACATTGACGATGACGTTGTCGATGTTGTACAAATAAACAATAGGTCTTTTGAAAATAATGAGAAAAAATCCCATTTGACAGATGTAACGAATATTCCTAAATGTTCAGACCTTTATATTTCAACGAAAACCAAGATATCGTATTTAAATAAACAAAATATCGATATAAAAAAAATATTTTGGGATATCCCTATTTTGGATTATACAACTCCTAAAAATGGTATCATTAAAAAGCAAATTAAATATTCTTCTACATGTAAAGAGGAAACAGAATTGGTTGAACAACGATTGGTAAATATCAAATGTTATGAGGAGCAAATTATTGAACATATAGATAACCCTGAAGGGAGAATTAAGTTTAAACACCAACGCAAAATTAGCATTGGTACATGTAAAAAGGATATTTTAAGCTATCGTAGTAAAAAGAAGAGAGCATTCTTCAATTGTTTCGTTATCATAATGCGTCTATATGACAATAAATCTGAAACATTTAAAGAGATGCATGTAAAAGTGTTTAATACTGGTAAATTGGAAATACCTGGAATTCAATGTGACTTGTTTCTCGAGAAAGTATTACAGTTATTGGTTACTACATTACGGCCATTTGTAGGAGATGATTTAGTACATTTACCTGAAAAAAGTGAGACTGTCTTGATTAATTCCAATTTCAATTGCGGATATTATATTGACCGTGACAAACTATATGATTTGTTAAAATATAAATACCGCATCAATAGCAATTTTGATGCCTGTTCTTATCCAGGCATTCAAAGCAAATTTTACTATGACAATACATTATCCGAAACAGGTGGCTTACAACAAACAGACCCACAAACAGGCCAACAACCAAATCATATAGATTTTGAGACAGTATCCTTTATGATATTTAGAACAGGTAGTGTTTTAATCGTCGGTAAATGTGAAGAAAATGTATTATATAAAATTTATGACTTTATTAAAAATATTCTCGAAACGGAATACGACACTATACGTAGTATCAATAATACAGAAACAATTGCTCCTGCTAAATCAAGAAAACGCAAGATTCGTAAAAAGACATTGTTATTTGATTGTACATAATGATATTATAATCCTATTATCAGACTCAATTAACTAACCAAATAATTAAATATTTTACATACTGAATAATCTTGTAATTTTTCTTCAATATCCACCTTATTAAGCTTATTATTCACTTTTATACAATCAATATCTACCTTGTGTAGTTTTTTAATACAATATTCTATTAAATACAAATAATTTTTATTTATAAATGAGTAATGGTAATAATTATTCAATGTATTTAATAGATAATGTAATGATTGTAGTTTTTCTTCGATGCGAATATAATTGTGTTTATAGATGATGGGTATTTGAACCATCGTATCTACAATATTGTACAGTTTGGTGAATATTATTTTTTGCAATGATACTGTATTATTTGTTTTGAAATCATATTCGCTAATTACTTGTGTAAGTAGGTTATTATAAAAATCAATATACAATTGTAACATTTCTAATTTATCCTTGGTTACTTTATTTTCCTTGTAGTTTTTTCGCGTGTCTTCATTCACTTCGAAAATCGTCTTTTTAAATATAAACAGTGTTGCGTCTTTGGAATTCAATTGTAGAAGATTATTTGTATCTTCACATATTTGACTAATAAATTCGATGTAATAAATAATGGATTTTTGCGTGTGATAGATTGCTAACTCTACATTTTTCGTATATAATAACAAAAAATTGTAAATATAAAAGGTATTCTTTATTCCTTTGATCATTATGTATTTCAAATAATCCTCTTTTTGAATATAGATATTTTCAGTACAACCTTGGAATAATTCATGAATTAATCCGACATACTTTAAAAATAGAATATGTTCGTTGCTATCTAACTCGTTTTTATAATTTTCAACATTACTCAATGCTAGGTTTTTCATTATTGTCTACATTCTTTTTTTATTTTATTTTTATAATAATACTACTAAAATAAACAGAACGAATCAATTATTCAAATATTCAAATATTCAAATATATTTTAATTGGTATAACTATTTAAAGAATTCATCGTGTTTTCCTATATAATGAGTTCTCAACCTGCCGAAAATAGTTATAGATTACCATCAAATACATGTCTTCAACATGCTTGGAAATTAGCCATAGTCGAAGATAAGGAAATCAAATCTGACTACTGGACTGCCTCGCTCGATAAAGAGGTTATTATTGGCGTTAAAGCCACTCAAGAGAAATTGCTCGTAAAGAGCGAGGACGAATATACAAGTCCTATTTCTAAAATTTACAAAGTCGAGACCGAGTTTATTATTGTTACCGAGAACTCGATTTATTTAGTATCTGCTGATATTGATTCCAGTAGAATTTCTTAAATATTCACATTATATTTATTTATCTGTAATATATATAATGCCTACAATTGCTGGAGGACAAAGAAGATTACTCTTTACTGGAAATGTAAAAACAAATTTAGTCAATAAATATACTAGCGGCGCAGGAGTCGGTGCTCTCAGCACTTCTTCTAGACGTGCTTTGAAACGTCGCGCTACTTCCAGTGCTGGAACATTGGACTCGAAAGGAAATTTAATACCTGGAAAACCATGCTGCTCCGTAGAACTAGAACGAAAACCTAAACATGAACCCTAATACACCACATATAATCATTTGAACCAGTATTACTTCAGTGTCAATAAATAGGATATCTTATTCAATGTGGCTAATATTTCATCGCGAATATTCAGTAAATCACTGTTTTCACCGTTGCTAAAAGGTTTGCTTAATCCGATTAAATATTTCTTATACATTTCTAATTGTTGTTTGAATTTCCCATTGTCCTTGTAAGTATGTAAATGCAATGTTTTGATTGTGAGTATTTCGTGTTTATTTCTCTCAATAACATTATTATGTTTTCCTAATAACACTTCTACAAATTGGTCAATCAATGTATTTAATTCTCCGTATAATTCATCAGTGGCTTTATGTGTAGAAAAGGATAAAGTATTCCAATGATATAATTTAACAGTCATCAGCATTTGTAGCATGTACGTAATCATGTGCTTTTTTGTACTATTACTCGAATCCTTGTTTTTACGCGTTTTATTCTTTGTAACGCTTCTCTTTTTTCGACTATCCTTCATTATATATTATTTGACTATAATAATATTATTTTTGTAATAATATTATTTTGGATTATTCGTACTTTAGTCAATGTAATATTATTTATTCCACTATATCTGTTGTATGTATTCTAAAGAATTATAATATTTCTCTCAATCCTGTTATTTGCTCTTCTGTTAATTTTTCAGGATACTTAACTGTGAATTTTATACATAAATTTCCCTTGTTATTTTCTCTCTCCATTCCAAAACCTGGTATGACTTTTACTAGTCCTTCTTTAATCGGTAACCCTGCTTCACTATTAAAACGCAACTGCTTGCCACTTATATGATCTATGATGAAATGAAATCCACACAAGGAATCTTTAAAGGATATTTCCTTGTCAATATGTAAGTTCAGACCATCTCTCTTAAAAATTGTCGTATTTTGTATAGTTATTACTATTTTAACATCTCCTTTTAAATTACTATCCATAATATTCCCTCTTTCTCTCAGTATAATCATTTCCTTGTCGTCGATACCTTTTTGAATTGGAATATACAATGTCTCATTTTCACATTTACGGATTCCATCTTCAAATAACCAACGCTCAATTTGTACCGGTATTTGCGCACCTTGATAAGCCTGTTCTAAACTAATAACAATATTTTTCATGATAGGAGGCGGTTTATTCAACATATTAACATCAACTGGTTGCCCATTTCGAAATACTCTTATATTTCCAGTCGGAAAACCACCCATTCCTGGCATTCCTTGCATTCCTGGTATTCCGCTACTCATTCCTTGCATTCCGCCTCCTCCGCCAAAAAACATTTTAAATATATCATCCATCGGATTCATTCCAGGATGTCCTTGACCACCTGACATGCTTGCAAACGGATTTTTCCTAGACATGTCGTATTTTTTTCTCTCACCCTCGTCACCTATTGATTGATATGCTTCATTTATATTTTTAAATTTCGCTTCTGCTTCAGGATTTCCTTGATTTTTATCTGGATGGTGTAACAAGGATAGTTTTCGATACGCCTTCTTTATTTCGTCTTGACTTGCACTTTCATCCACGCACAAAACTTTGTAATAATCGTCCATTTAATAATATATATTTACATTTACTTAAATAGTTATTAACGAATAAGTATAATTAATCATTATGAATGTCCCTTTTATGTATAAATATAAACCTCAATTATTCAAAGATTTCGAAATGGAACCGGAGATTACCAATATATTAAATACCCTAATTTCTATGAATAATCTCAATATATTGTTTATCGGCGATTCCGGTTCCGGAAAAACATGCCTCATTAATGCCATTATGCGTGAATATTATGGCAATATTCCATACAGTGACGATGTATTGACAATCAATAGTCTAAAAGAACAAGGAATTCAATATTATAGAACAGATGTTAAAACATTTTGTCAGACTAGATGCTCTATTCCTGGCAAAAAGAAAATCGTGGTTCTAGATGATATTGACAACATCAATGAACAGAGCCAACAAGTGTTTCGAAATTGTATTGATAAATACAACAGTAATGTTCATTTTATTTCTTCTTGTTCCAATGTTCAAAAAGTCATTGATACTCTTCAATCAAGAATGATTATTATTAAATTAAAACCATTGACCATTTCAAATTTAGATAATATACTCCAAAAAGTAAAGGCGTATGAAAACATTGAACTTGACAAAAAGACGGACAATTTTGTTCTCACTGTAGCAAATGGTTCGATTCGCATTCTATTAAATTACCTTGAAAAGTTTAAAATATTGAACGAACCCATCACGTTTGATTTGGTGAATAGTGTTTGTACAAATATCAGTTTTGCCATATTTGAAAAATATACTTCTGCTATTTTACAGTTTCATTTAAAAGAAGCAGTTAGTATATTTTATGACCTTTTCGACAAGGGATATTCAGTAATGGATATATATGATAATTATTTTCTATACGTAAAAACGACCGAACTGTTTAGCGAAACACAAAAATACGAGATTATAAAACTGTTATGCAAATATATTACTGTATTTCATAATATTCATGAAGACGAAATTGAACTCGCTTTATTTACAAACAATATTGTAAATTTGGTTGCCCAATAAAATACAATACAATACAATTGCACTATTATACCAATCACTATATAGTTTTATCTAGATAGTATATATACAAAATCTAGATAAAATGAGTCAAACATTTAAATCGGAAGTAGAGAAGGATATTTTATTTGATTTTTTAGAGAGAAATTGCGACAAAACCGAGAAATATTATGTATTCAATTTAACTTCTTATAAGCGCGGAGAATTGAACGACTCGAACAATGCATTTCTAGAAGTTCTTAAACCATATTATCATAAGGCTAAATTATTCTATCTAGAAAGAAAACGCACTTATTCCGGTATATGTACAGTTATTAGACAAATCTGCAAGGCCCACACTATTCTATATTCTACCAAAGTTGTATATAGCAAGTCTAAATACAACATACCCTATTTCATTTATTTTTAAATTCATAGAGAGAAAGTCCATATTTAAAAATAAATCATAACATTGATTTCATGCTATTATTGGAATAATACTAATTTAACAGACATCGTTATTACTCAACAACAAATATCTAGCTATAATTGTATTGCTTTGCAACACTTGTTCTGGAGATAATCTCGCAAACCACTGTAAATTAGTGCGCAATAAGAGTTTTTCAGATGGTACATATACTCCATATTCCCCTTTTGGTAGTTCGAAATCATCGTCGTCGCTCAATAAATGGTCCAATAATACTGGTTTTCCGTTTGTCATTTTTGCGCCGAAATATATGACATCCAATGACATGACTTCTTTCTTTCTAACATGCTCATATAACCATTTGTCTGTCTCTCCTGTAAATTCCATCTCGTTCGTATAGT